AAAAAAGAACAAATGAAGCTCCAGAAACAGATATAACAGGCCCTTTAACAGCACAGCCTGAAATGAATCCTAATAATGTACAAGCTATTATTAATAGAATGATACCATTAGTAAAAGCTGGACTGTTAAATGATGAACAATTATCTACTTTTAGATCTGCAATTAATCAATTTGAAAAAGGTATAAAACCAGGAATGGAACAACGTAAAGTTTTAGCTGACGTTCTTGGTAAACTACTTGATATAATTACCAATGACCTTACATTAGCTAATAGAATTAAAGCTGATTTGGGAAAGGAAACACAACCTGAGGCCGCATGAGAGTGGCTGATACAGTTCTTGTTAAAAAACCTCATTTAACTCAAAACTTTACAAACGTGCAAGTCCAAGAGCTTGCACGATGTATGACTGATCCTATCTACTTTATAGAAACATATTGTAATGTTCAGCATCCTGTAAAAGGCAGGATGAAGTTTTATCTATATCCATTTCAAAAAGAACTAATAGAAGTTTATAATGATTTTAGATATAGCATAGCAATGTTGCCTAGGCAAACTGGTAAAAGTACTACAGCCGCTGCATATCTATTATGGTATGCCATGTTTAAACCTGATAGTACTATTTTGGTAGCTAGTAATAAGTATTTGGGTGCTAGCGAAATCATGACAAGATTAAGGTTTGCATATGAAACATTGCCTGAATGGATTAAAGCAGGTGCTACAAGTTACAACAAAGGTAGTATAGAATTTGATAATGGTAGCAGAATAGTTGCTCAAGCTACAACAGAAAACACTGGACGTGGTATGAGTTTGACACTAGTTTACTTAGACGAATTTGCATTTGTACCTCCTAGAATAGCTAATGAGTTTTGGACATCACTTAGTCCTACTTTAGCAACTGGCGGTAAATGTATTATCACTAGCACACCCAATCAAGACAATGACCAATTTGCACAAATATGGAAAGCAAGCAATCCTGAGGATGAATATGGAAATATAACTGAACTGGGCAAAAACGGTTTTAAGAGATATATGTGTCACTGGAGTGAACATCCAGATAGAGATGATGATTGGGCAGAAAATGAGCGTCAAAAAATAGGTGAAGAACGTTTCAGACGTGAGCATAATTGTGAGTTTATTACAGCAGATGAAACGCTTATAAATCCATTAAAATTAGTTACAATGGAAGGAGTTGACCCTGTTAGAGTTGATGCAAATATTAGGTGGTATCAAGATATCTATAAAGATAAAATTTATGCTGTTGCTCTTGATCCTAGTTTTGGAACTGGTAGTGATTATGCTGCTATAGAAGTTTTTAGTTTACCTGACATGGTACAAGTTGCAGAATGGCAAAACAACAAAACTGACATGAAGGGTCAGTTACAGGTATTGCAATTAATTCTGCAAAAATTAAATGAAACTATACCTGAAAATCATGTGTATTGGAGTTTGGAAAACAATGGTGTAGGTAGAGCAGTAGTTAAAATGTTAATGGAAATGGGAGAAGAAAATTTTCCTGGTAGTTGGGTACATGATAATCCCCGGAAAGCACGGGGGCTGACAACTACACTAAAAACAAAAGTTGATGCTTGTGCTAGATTAAAGTATTTTGTAGAGCATGAAAAAATAAAAATATTAAGTAGAAATTTAACAAAAGAAATAAAAACATTTGTCGCTCATGGTCCCAGTTTTGCTGCAAAAGAAGGAGAACATGATGATTTGGTTATGAGTACATTGTTAATAACCATAATAATAAATTATGTAATGAACTTTGAAGCAGATGTTTATAGTAAATTAGCTGATAGTATTGCTGATGATGATATTGTTATGCCTATGCCAATTGCAATGATATGATAAATAATTTAAAGGATTATTTTATATGGCAGCACAAGATATTGTAAGTAAACATGTTTTTGATATAATAAAAAGTTTTTCTCACTCTGTAAAAATTTTTACAGATCAAGGAAAATATACTATTGATCCTTTAGATGCTGCACATATTTATATTACAAATCTTGGTAGTATGATTATTATAGAATCAGAATCAGTAAGAATGTATTTAGGTAGACAAGCTGATTATCAAGATGTAAAAGAAATGATCAATAAAATCAAAAAAACAGTTAAAAAATTTGGTTACAAATGGCAAATTAAACAATATGGTAGGCATTTAGTTCCCAAAGATTTTGCTTTTAGAATAAAACAGGATACATATACTATGAATGATTTAAACGAAGCTTTTCAAAAACCTTTTGGATCTACTAAAACAAGTTACATTACTTGTGAATCTGCTAGACTAATTATAAAACATAAAACGGAAGTCAATGAAGAACTACGTGGATCAAGAAGTAGAAACATTCATCAAATTTTTATTGAATCTAATGGTGAAAGAAACAAACTACCATTTAATAATTTAACTGCTGCTAAGGCAATGCTTAGACACGTTTCTGAAGGTGGTTATGTGTATGATGACTTCGGAAATTATATTACTGAAACTATTAAAAATATTAACAGTTTAAATAAATTTGTTAAGTACAGCGTAACAAATAATTTAGTTAATGAAAATAGTCAAGATATTATAGAAGCTTGTGCTAGTAAAAAACATAAAATGAGAGAAAATTTAAAGAAAATTGTAACTAAAAAAGGTTACTCAGAATCTAAAGAAAATTTTGCTCCCACAATTAGTGAAACTCAAGATACTTCAGAATTAGAAGAAATGTTTACTGTTAGAACAATAGATGAAACAGTTGCAGATACCTTACCATTAGTAGCTCAAATTGCACAAGAAATAAGTGAATCAAATAAAAGACAAAATTTGTATAATAATTTCTTGACACAATTAGAAGAAAATTCTATTATAGTAAAGAAAATAAAAAATAACGATCCAGACAATCCTAATAATTTTACTTTTGAGTCTAACGATTTGCAAGCACAGCAATTGATTAACTATTTTGCAAAACATGTAGTGGCAGAAGATCAACGTAATATGTTAGAAAGTATTGCGTTAAATTATCCATTGTATGATAGTGAGCAAAAAAATTCTATTATTCAAAATATATTAGGAAAAATTACAGTAAATGAGCAAAATAAATCTAGAGATTTATCAGAGTCAATGATAAATAAAATTAAGAAAAACGTCAACGCAATGGTTGATGAATCAGTATTTTTTACAGCATAAAACTGTAAATAAAGTATTGACAGGGTGTTAAAACCCTGTTAGTATAGTTCATGAACAATGGTGTTCATGATCCAGGCAAACATAGGCTAACACAGGCTAATATAGGCTAACACAGGAGATTAAATATGCCCTCACTAGCAGAAATTCGAGCAAAACTTCTTCAACAACAACAGCAAGCAACTCCAGGTTCCGGAGACAATAGTATTTTTCCTTTTTGGAATGCACCTGAAGGATCTACTGCAACTATTAGATTTTTACCAGATGCAGATAAAGAAAATGTTTTCTTTTGGAGAGAACGTCAAATGATTCGTATTCCATTTAGTGGAGTAATGGGTCAGGACGAAAGAAAACCTGTAGCAGTACAAGTTCCTTGTGTAGAAATGTGGGGAGATACTTGTCCAATTCATCAGGAGATTCGTCCGTGGTTTAAGGATCCTAAGTTGGAAGAAGAAGCAAGAAAGTATTGGAAAAAGCGGAGCTATATTTTCCAAGGATTTGTAGTAGAAAACCCTCTCAAGGAAGAGAATGAACCTGAAAATCCAATTCGTCGTTTTGTCATCAATTCAAGCATCTACAAGATTATTTCAGCAGCACTCATGGACCCTGACTTCGTTGAGGTGCCTACTGACTTTGATCAAGGTACTGACTTTAAACTTGTTAAAACTCAGAAAGGTCAGTATGCAGATTATACAACATCAAGTTGGGCTAGACGAGAACGTTCACTTAATCAAGTAGAACGAGATGCTATTGATCAATATGGTTTGAACAATTTAAATGATTTTATGCCTAAAAAGCCAGGCGACACTGAGCTTAAGGTGATTATGGAATTGTTTGAATCTAGTGTACAGGGTGAGCTTTATGATCCTGCAAGGTTTGCATCTTATTACGCTCCTCCAGGAATCAGAACAGATAATGGAACAAATGGAACATCTGACAGTGACTATGAAGAAACTGTAGTTGTTAAAAAACCTGAACCTGTTGCTGAACCTAAAAAAGAAGAATCACAACCAATCACAAGTGGCGATAACAAGCCTAGTGCGAATGAAATTTTGGAAATGATTCGACAACGTAAATCAGCTTCTTAATAGACCTAAACTGTAATGCAGGGGCTAGTAGCTCCTGCACTTCTATCTCATGAATAAAATAAATGACAAAACCTTTTGATATAGCAAAATTTAGACAAAGTATTACTAAAAGTGTTCCGGGTATGAGCACTGGATTTTTTGATCCTGTTGATTGGATTAGCACAGGAAATTATGCTCTTAATTATCTAATTAGCGGAGATTTTAATAAAGGAATTCCATTAGGAAAAGTTACAACATTTGCAGGAGAATCAGGTTCAGGTAAAAGTTACTTGTGCTCAGGTAATATTGCTAGGCAAGCACAAGAGCAAGGTATTTTGCCTATAATTATTGATAGTGAAAATGCTCTAGACGAAGATTGGTTAAAAGCTTTAGGAGTAGATACTGATCCTGCAAAATTACTAAAAATTAATGTAGCAATGATTGATGATGTTGCAAAGTTAATTAGTGAATTCATGAAAGGATATAGATCAGATTATGATGGAGTACCCTATGAAGACAGACAAAAAGTATTGTTTGTTATTGACAGTTTAGGTATGTTACTTACTCCTACAGATGTTGATCAGTTTGGTAAAGGAGATTTAAAAGGTGATATGGGTAGAAAACCCAAAGCACTTACCGCACTTGTAAGGAATTGTGTAAACCTAATTGCTGGAAATCCTGTAGGACTTGTAGCAACTAATCACACATACGCAAGTCAAGATATGTTTGATCCAGATGATAAGATTTCAGGCGGACAAGGTTTTATCTATGCAAGTAGTATTGTAGTTGCAATGAAAAAACTTAAACTAAAAGAAGATGAGGATGGAAATAAAACTTCTGAGGTAAGTGGTATTCGTAGTGCATGTAAAGTAATGAAAACCAGATATGCAAAACCTTTTGAAAGTGTACAACTTAAAATACCATATGAAACAGGACTAGATCCTTATAGTGGATGTTTAGATTTATTTGAAAAGTCAGGAAAGATACAAAAAGATGGAAATAAATTAAAATACATTACTCCTGCAGGTGAAGAAATCAAAGAGTTTAGAAAAGGATGGACAGGAGAAAAATTGCAGTCAGTCATTGATGATTTGAAAAACACACAAAATATTACAGAAATGGTAAATAACACAGAATCAAATCTAGATGAAAGGACTGAATCAGATGACAATGAATGATCAACATGTTGAGTTATTTATAGAGTGTTATTTATTGGGTAAAGAATTTATTGATAAAAAAGAATTAACTTTATTTGCAGAAAGTTATATTGAGCGTTGGGAAAATGCAGGATTTGAAGTAGAACTTGCAATTAATGGTATAGCAGGAGAGGACAAATATTTAGATGCTGCAATAAAAAATTATTTTGAAAATGACCTTGTAGAAAATGATGACGAGTAATGTCAAACTGGTATAGACAAGTACAACAAAGTTTAACACATTTACCTGAAGCAATTGAGCATTATGAACTAGAACTGGAAACAGCAGTTCTAGAATGCTCAATCAAAGGAAATGTAGAAAAATTAAGTAGAGAAATACCAGGAATAGTAGCCTACCGTTTCAATCAATTACAAGATCTAGAAGCTATACTAGAGCATCTAAATATTTTAATGAGACAAAAAAGATCTGAAAAGTTCCAGAAATATTTGGAGCATTATAACAGAGCTTTGTCTAGCAGAGATGCTGAAAAATATTCAGATGGCGATAGTGAAATAATAGATCTCCAGCACTTGATAAATGAGCTCAGTTTAACTAGAAATAAATTTATGGGAATTATCAAAGCACTGGAAAGCAAGCAATTTCAAATAAACAACGTTATAAAATTGCGTGTTGCAGGTCTAGATGATATAACTTTATAGTAAAAAAATTGTTGACCTTTTGAAAAAAGGCTGTATAATTATTATAAAAATTCCTATTGTTATTAATAAAAAACCTATCCACCTTGCTTGTTTTTTAAGATTCATTAAATTAGTAAGGTTTTTAAGTATAAAAATATGTGGTTCTTTAAAGCAAATAAAAAAAGGTTAAATAAATAAGGATTAATACCCTTATTTGTTACTACTATCAAGTTCTTACAAACCGAAAGGTTTAAATACTAGTTATTCTTGTATAAATTAAGAAAAATGACAACAAACACTTCATATACACAATTAAAAGAA